AAGATTTTGCAAAAGTTGCAACAAAATATAATATTAAAAGAGTTCAAACTGCTGTGCGTAAAGATTTTGATAAAGGTATAAGATTTGCAAAGTGGTTAGGATTAGAGAATGAGGGTTTAATGAAACACTATGGATTTGATGGCTCAGATCAATATAGATATGCGAGGATATTTTAATGAGTTGGGTAACAGCAGTAGCATCAGTAGCAGCAGCACAACAAGCAAGTGCTATTGGTAAATATAATCAATCAATACAAAACAGAAATGCGGAAGTTGCAGAACAAAAAGCAGAAGCAATAGAAAAACAAACTGAGTTTGATGTTGCTAGATTTGATCAACAATTTGAACAATTAACAGGACAAACAAAAGTAGCAACATTAAAATCTGGTGTAGAATTATCTGGAAGTGCTTTAAATATTTTAAGATATAATGCCGAACAAGCTGAAATACAAAAAGATATTATGGATTATAATTCTAAAGTAGCACAATCACAAGCAATAGAACAAGCAAATTTTTCTCGTATGCAGGGTGTTGTTGCTAGACAACAAGGTAGAGCAGCAGCTATTGGTTTTTATGGTCAAGCCGCAGGTGCTTTTGGTGAAACAGAAACAGGAAAAAGTTTACTTCAAAAATTTTAAAAATTATGAGAAATTATAAATCAGAATATAAAAACTACCACTCTAAACCAAAACAAAAAAAGAATAGAGCTAGTAGAAATGGTGCAAGAAGAATTATGAAAAAAAAACTTGGTAACAGTATATTAGGTAAAGATATAGATCATAAAGATAGAAACCCTAGAAACAATAGTAGAAGCAATTTAAGAGTAAGGTCTAAATCTTCTAACAGATCAAGGAATAAATAATGCCAAAGATACCTACATTTACAGCTCAAGCAAGACCAACTGCAGAACCCACTGGTGTAACAACTAATTTACAACTTTCACCTACTGCAACTCCTGCTGGAGCTTTAGTAAAACCTCTTTCAAAAATTGCAGACTATTATGCTAGAGAAAAACAAATTACTAATAAAGTAAAAGCTGGAGAATTACTTGGTGATGCAACTGTTGATGTTTTTAATGCTGCTAAAGAAGCTGAATTAAAAAACAATCCATCAGAAGGATTAAATTATTTTACTGAACAATATAATTCTATAAAAAATAAATACAAATCCCAAGCAATTAATTCAGATGTTGCAACTTATTTTGATTTAGAATTTTCAACTAACAAAAGTTCATATATTAATAATATTTTAAAAACAACAAGAGATAATTTAGTTACCACTAGAGTTAGTCAAGTAGATCAACAAGTTAAATCAAAAATAGCTACCGCTATTGCTTCTGAAAATAATTTTCAATTTAATATTTTAGCAAAATCTGTAGAAGAAGATTATCAAGGTTTAGTTAATGATAAAATTATTGGTGAAAAAGATTTTCAAATTTATAAAAAAAAATTACCAGCTCTTATTGAAACAGAAATGGTTAAAAAAAGAGCAGTTACAAATGCTTTTGGAGCATTAACTTTATTAGGTGATGATAAAAATTATCCAAATATTAAAGGAGAAGCAAGAGAAGATTTAAGAAAAGAATTAAGACAAATAGCAACCTTTCAAGATAAAGCTGTAGAATTTGCAACCAATACACAATTAATAGATTCTAAAAAAAAAGTTGTAGCAGCTTTAAGAGGTGCTGAAGCTGATAAATATTTTGGAATAAATCCAGATCAAATTAATCAATATTATACAGGTAATAAAGAATATGATGATCAAATTAATAATTTAAATAATAAAGTTATTAATAATGAAATAAGTTTAGATAATAACTATTTAATAAATGATAAAATTATTAATAAAATTTTAAATAATGAAATAAAAAATCCATTTCAAAAATTTAGATTATCAGGAGAAAAAGATGTAAAAAGTATTACTGAAAGAGTTGGAGATGGTTCTGTTAATTTAAATGATGATAATTTTTTTAATAATATTTTTGAAGCACAACAAAATCCAGAGTTAAATAAAACTAATAAAGAATTTTTTAATTTTATAGATAAAGTTGTTCCTTTAATTGAAGGATCAACAAGCTCTAAATATTTTGATAATAATTATAATAATAGATTAAGTTCTTTTAGACAAGATATGTATCGTAGATTTGTTGAAGGGTTAAAAGAAAATATACCAGTAACAAAATTACTAGATTCATTGTCTGAAAATTATATTGCTAAAGATATTTTAGATTATGCTCCAACTAAATCACAAGTAAGAAATGCTCTTTTAAGTTTTGCAAAAGAACAAGAACCCGAGTTAGTTAATAATAAATTTAAAAGACTTGAAGGAGAAACGCCAAGTGAGTATTTAGAGAGAATACAAAAAATTGATAAGTAAATAATATGAACTTAAATGAGCAACAAAAATTATTACAAGAAGGTGGATTTACTCAAGCAGAAATAACAGGTTGGAAACAAGATAAAGTAAAACAACTTCAAGAAGGTGGATTCACTACTCAAGAAATTTCTAATGAATTTAAATTTGAGCCAGATAATAAAGTTATTAAAGATTACGTTAATAAAATAACTAAAGATTATTTAGCACAAGATATAGTTATTCCAGAAGATGAGATGCTATACCAATCAAATTTAAACAGAGGTAAGCCAGTTAAACAAGCTGTAAAAGATATTAAAGAAGCTGTGTTAGGAGAAAAATTTGATGGAGATTATGTTGCTGAACAAATATTAGGAAATAATCTTTGGAATTTAAGTAAAAGAGCAGCAAAAGGTGAGGGTACTCCAGAAGCATTAAGTATGCCAAAACCAGAAGATTACACTTGGACAGAGGAATTTCTTACAACAGCAGGTACATTAGCTGTTGACGCTCCTATTTATGGATTAAGTGCTGTTGTTGGTTCTCCTGGAGGAACACTAGGTGCTGGATTTACAGGAGCAATGATACCTACTACAACTAGATCAACTTTATTAAAAGTTCTTGAAAATCAAGATGAAGGAAAACCATCTGATATTATGAAAATAATATTAGAAGAAACTTTAATGGAAGGTGTTAAAGAAGGTGCTAAATTTTCTGCATCCCTTGCCTTACCAATGTTAAAAATTCCAGGTGGTAAAACTTTAGCTGACAAATATATATCAAGAACTGCAGCTCAAATAATTGGTTATCAAGGTACAGGTTTAATATTAAATGAAGAAATACCAGACAAAGGAGAGTTTGCATCTACCGCTTTATTATTTTCTATATTTAATATTAGATTACCAAAAGCAAAAGCAGAAAAAAAATCAAAACAAATTTTTATTGATTATGGAAAAAAACCTACAGATGTAGCTTTAGATTCTGCAAAAAACAGAACAATAAGAGAAGATTTATTATCAGACAATGTAACAGTTAGAGCTTATGAAATAAAAGATTCTAAAAAAATAGAAATACCAAAAGAAGAAATACAGGTAACAACAAAACCAAGATTTGATGATCCTATTGCAAGTAAGGCAGCTGAAAATATTTCTTTTGAAGGAAAACAAATTCCAATTACAAAAGAACAAATTGCACAATCTATAAAAGAAGCAGCTAAAACTACAAAAAGAAAATTTATTATTAAAGCTATAGATAAAAAATATCCTGTATTAGAAGCTCTTAAAGAAGCTAATGTTAAAACAAAAACAGGTATTGAAAAATTAAACGAATACGAATTATTAAGATTACAAGAGGGTATGCAAGGAAGATCAGCACACTTTATTGAATTTGGAACTCTTGATTTTAAAACATTAGCTGAAAATGGACCATCTCTTATGTCTATTGTAAAACCATTTGTAAAAGATAGCAAAACTGAAACAACTTTATTCAGCACTTATTTAATAAACAGACATGCAATAACTCTTGCTAAAAAAGGTAAAGAATCTGGTGTTGATATTCCCAATGCAGAAATATTTTTAAAAAAATATACAAACAAAAAAGTTAAAGATCCAGATACAGGTAAAATGATTACTTATGAACAAGGTGCTAAAAAAGTAGATACTTATTTACAAGATGGTGTTTTAAAATATGCTTATGATGGTGGACTTATAACAAAAGAATCTTACAACGCATTTAGAGAAATTAACAAAAACTATATGCCTATGGCTAGAGAATTACCTAGACAAGGAGAATCTGGTTTTATTAAAGGATCAAACAATCCATTTAAAAGATTAAAAGGATCAAAAGCAAAAATTATAGATCCATTAGAAAGTATTCTTAAAAATACAGATTATATTGTTAGAATGACAGAGCTAAATAAAACCAAAAATGATTTTATGAATATAGTTTTAGAAGCTAAGAAAAAAGATCCTTTAGCTTTTGATTGGATTGAAAAGAAAAAAGGAGATTTAAAACCAATTACAGTTCAAAGAAAAGAATTAGAAAAATTTTTTGATAAAGAAACTTTAGATAAACTTTCAAACAAAGGTGTTGAGGAACTTTCTATATTTAGACAAGAAGCTGTTTATCCAGATGCTAACTCTATTTCTTTTAGAAATACAAAAACTGGTAAATATGAAGTTTATACAGTAGGTGAAGATTTAGCAACCGCTTTTAGAGTTATGGATAATCCAAGTATGGATTTTGTAGCAAAATGGCTAACCGCACCAACTAGAACTTTAAGAGCTGGTGCGATTGTAACTCCTAGTTTTGCTTTACCAAACTTTTTTAAAGACACAATGAATGCAACTTTTTTATCTAAAGTAGGATGGATTCCTATTGTAGATTCAATAAGAGGAATATTTCATGTTGTTTATAAAGATCCCAAAAAAGCAACAGAAGCCTATAAAAGATATATAAAAAGTGGTGCAGCATTTAGTACATTAAGATCAGTAGACAGAACTGTGTTTGATAAAGATGCTCATACTTTATTAAATAAAGGTGTTATGAGAAATGAATATAAGATTGGAATAAAAAATCCATTGGGACCATTCAAATATCTTACAGATGCTTCGGAAATATCAACTAGAATTATGATGAGTGAAAAAGTTTATAAAGCAGCAAAGAAAAAAGGTTTATCAGAAAGAGATGCCTTACAAAGAGCAGGTTTTGAAAGTAAAGATTTACTTGACTATACAAGACAAGGAACAGTAGCTGGAAGATGGAATAAAGGTGTTCCATTTTTTACAGCAAGAATAAATGGTGCAGTAAAAGCTTATGAAGCTGGTAGAGATAGACCTAAAAAATTTTTTGCTATGATTGGAATTGCTGTAGTTTTACCAACTGTAGGTAATTATATTTCTAATTTAGATAAAAATGGAGAACTTGATAAAGACTATCAAGAACTTCCAGACTATATTAAAAACAATAAATATTATTTTAAAGTAAATGATAAAGGAAGATTTTTTCCGAAAGGATTTGAGGTAGGTACTTTTTTTTCTAACCTTACTGAAAAAGTTTTAGATTATTTAAGAACGAATGAAAAACAAGAATTTATGAGTTATGTAAAAGATTTTGCAAAAGAACACGCTAAAGGATATACACCTATTCCAACTTTTTTAAGACCTCATATAGAAAATTTATTTGATTACAGTTTATTTAGAGAAGCTCCAATACTACCTTCAGATGCTCCTAAAGATATGCTTAACTCAGAATACTCAACAGAATATACAAATCCAACTATAAAAGCATTAGCGGAAAATTTAACAATTATTGTTGGAGCAGATAATTATTTTGCAAACCCAATATATTTAGAAAATATATATGATTCTTATACTGGTGGTGTTGGAACAATGGTTAAAGATGCTGTTAATGCTATAGCTATTAAAGGTGGTATTATAGATGATCCTATTAAACCAAAAGATCCATTAACAAAAATACCTGGTATTAGAGTTTTTCAAGCTAAAGATGTTTATGGGTATTCTAAATCAATACAAGAATTTTATAATAAAACAGAAGATTACAAGACTATAATAAATACAGTAGATTATTTGCTTAAAACTGGAAATACCGAAAGATATTTAGAGTTAGCGAAAGAAGTTGATTTTGATATACAGGCAGTTATAGAAATAGAAAAAGGTATGAAACAAACATCAAAAGATATAAAAGTTATATATAATGCTAAAATGAAAGAGGATGGTACTTTATTTACTCCAGAAGAAAAAAGAGATATAATAGATGATCTTTATAGAGTAAGAATTGGATTAGCTCAAAAAGCATTACAAATTATTAAAGATGTTGAACAACAAAAGAAATAGTATATAGGTAAAACAATATGACAGTATCTTCAACTACAGTAAAAAATTCCTACTCTGGTAATGGGAGTACAACCCAATTTGCATATGGGTATAAAATATTTGCAGACACAGACTTAATCGTAATTATTAGATCAGCAGCAGGTA